GACCAACAACGTTTCTGGTGTGCTGCATAAGGCTAAAACTTACGATGTGGCGATGGAGAAGGTTAAGAGTTTAGAGACAGAGAACGAAAAGCTAGCAGGCAATCAGGTTGATCCGTCAATGGTACAGTTACCGTTGAAGGTAGCAGAGAAGGTCGTCAAACAGTTCCCTACGTCGTTTAGCAAGCTCGATGTAGCGGCTACGATCATTGCAATGAAAGGAGAGGCAGGCAATCAAAGCGAAGAGGGTAAGCAGGCTGTAGCGGCCGTTATAATCAACCGTGTCAAAATGAATATGGCACGAACGGCAATGGATGCCATTGTAGCACCGGGACAGTTTGAGTTCGCGCACTCTGTACCCGTTCTTACGGGCAAGTCGCAAGATGCCATCTTAGAACTTGCGATGCGCCCTGAATACGCATCGGAACGATTGGCCTTTAATCGTATGGTGCGAGGTATGCGGTACGTTGATCCAACGAGTGGAGCAACGCACTTTGCAAACTTGGACATTGTGCATCAACGTGCTGCAAAGGGTGATAGTGCATCGAAGCGAGCCGCAGCTTACTTCAGAGGTTTATGGCAAGTTGTCATTATTGGGGATCACACTTTTTATAAAACACGGAAAGGGTAATGTATGAAAATCGCTATTGTGCTGATTGCTGCTTTGCTTTGTGCTGGTTGCGCACCTAGAGTGCCGCCCGGCTACGCTGACGCTTCGCGTGCGGCTCCGATTAAAACGATCATTGTCGCACTGAACAATCGGGGATTATAGGTATGTACGGCATATGCATGTTTATCTTACTTGTTTTTCTAATCATGAACGGGCAAATACTAATGAGCTCGTTAATCTTAGCTACTTTGTTTCTTTTTTGACAGGTGATATATGGGTAAATCTTTAGCTTTGTTTGTTGTCTACAATGTGATCCTTTTTGTGATCGTTCTTTTTGTGAAAGGTATGAGTAATGACTGACTTGAAAAAAGAGTTTTTAAAAGTGCATGGTGATCTGACTGACAGTATCATCGACATGGGCGATGTTGATTGTGACGAACGGTATGCGTTTTTTACGATCCTTGAACGTCTTGTAGCAGAAGGGAAGATTGATGTGCTGAAGACATACATTGCCCTTGTGGCAAATACACAATGATTCACACAATAGGGGATAATATGTTTGACAGTGAATTGACAAAAACATTAAAGCGACAGTTGGGTTACACCACAAAAGCCCTTGTATTATCTTTCTTTTTATTTTTCGTATGCTTTTGGTTTTTGCCTTTATTTGTACCTTTTTTCGCCATAGTTACAGGTACTTTAACTGGCATAAGGTGTGGCTATGGATTATCTGTAACAGAGTCTGAAATAAACGATGTTATACAAAATAACTTGTATTACGAAGGGTGAGTGCATGGACGAACCGAAGCTTGGCAAAAACAAGAAGTATTATGCAAAGCTGCGGAATGATCCCGTTCGATGGGCGAAACACCTCGCAGCGGATAAGCGCCGCAAAGAACGAGCTAAGCAGAAAGACTCGCAGAACCCTGAGCGACTGGCGAAAATAGCTGAGATGGCTCGCGCAAGACAAGACCGCTTTAAAGCAAAAAAAGCCGCTGAGATGTTGGGTTTGCCTATACCAGTGATTGATGACGCTGAGAAGCACAAAAAGAAAATCGAGTGCAATCGGCAGTATCGGGAACGCAACAGAGAAAAAATGAACGCTCAACAGCGCGCCAAGTACTTAGCGACAAGAGCAGTCGAAAAGAGAGTCTTACAGACGCCAGAAGAGCGTGCAGAAAAACGTCGTTTGTGTACGCTTAAGTACACCGCAATACGCAACGAAAAGCGCAAGCTAGAGCGTGCATTAAACCCACCAGCGACGAAGCACCGTCGTGTTACCCTGAACGACACAGCGCGTCACTTTGAACTAGTCAATAGCTACGCAGTTAGTTCAAGGTTAATGTCTATCACTGAGGCAGCGGGATACCTTGACATTTCACCCGGCGAATTGATAATGGCGGGGCTGAAAGGCGAGGCACCAAGACCAAGTGGCATGATACACGGTGGGGTTATTGCCTATGCTATTGAGGCAATCAGGGAATACAAAAATAATCAAAAGGGACAAGATAAATGATTATCGTGCTATCCCGAAAAGATGATGAACAACCCTATTTGCTCCATGCCGTGGGGCAAACATACGAAGACTTAGAAAAATGCATCAACATCCTTAATTGTGAACTTCAGACCATGTTACAGACGTTCACAGTCGATATGTGCCAAGAAGCTCAGTAACTCAAAAAGGACAGAGAATGAACGATGTAAACAAGATGCAATATGGCGGTAAGCACTACGTTGTAATGAACGTGCAACCGTGGGACATTATCCAACAATGGCCAGCCGAAGAGCAGGTGGCCTACTATCGCGGCAATCTGCTGAAGTACGCCATGCGTGCGACTGCTAAAGACACGCCGCTGCTGAACGCACAGAAAGCGTTGCATTATGCACAGAAGTGGGTCGAGGTAGAACAAAACCGTTCAGTGATGCAGGAAGAGTTTGTGAATGGGGTGGTGGTTATATGATGGCTAAGATTCAAAAACTTGGTTCAAAGTTGTCACTTTTTGGCGACGCCATCAAAGTAGCTTTCTGTTTACTTTTTATCTCCAGCTTGTTTTTGCTGGGATTTATCATGGGTAACTTGATCGGACTTGCTATTGTGTTCAGTCTGGTCGCAACAGGGGTTTTCCTGATGCTGCGTAAAGCAACCGTCGTGTCACCATCGGCAACACTACGAATCCAGATACGTCATGAATGTGATTCTTGTGACGAAGTGATTGAAGCATACAACGAACTAGCACAACGCTATGAGGCATTAACGAAGTTGCGGGTGGTGAAATGACAGAAGAATTCAAAGTCGGAGACTGTGTTAAAATTGTTAAACCAAGACATAGCGGTCTTTGTGCGCAATATGTCGGTAAAATCGGAATGGTGATGGATGTAGACAGCGATTTTGATGAAAAATATTATTCAGTAGCAGTTGTTGGTTTTGAGGATCAGGAAAATTTTGAGTCGTACCAGTTAGAAAAGATGGAGTGTTCATGCAGATAACCATCACTTGTGACGAAAAAGGGTACCACCTTGAGGGCAGTGCATACACGCTGAACGACCTAGCGCGTGTGATTGACCTCATTGAGAACACGATCATCGAGAGTATTGTGAGCAATCGCAACGAACTGATCCATGATCGTGTGATTGACATCATCGGACTAATCAACCGCAAGTGTTGACACAAAACTCGTAACCAGCTACACTACCCCTGCCATGCACCAACATGGTGGGGTTTCTCCTATCCCCTGAGAGTGTCCTTGGTTACTGCCTTTCTTGTCTTCCTTTTTGTTGATAGCCAAAAAACCCCTTGTGTGTACCCCATGCACACAAGGGGTTTTTCAATATGCACACGAAAAGCCGATTCCTTGTGCATGTTTTTTGGACATGCACACGAAACACCGATTCTCTTTATGTGTTGATGCGTTGATGCGCTTGAGAAATGCGTTCTCTGCGCTGTTTGGTTAGCTCTTCTAACTCAGGGTTGATCGCCCACTCGGCATAACCCAGACGCTCCTTTTTGCCATCATCTAGGCGAGTCAGCCACGATGCGTCTTCAAGCTGCTTGACCGCAACCAGAAGCATGTCTTCGATCTGCCCAGAGTGCAGGTTCTTGAAGTAGAGCATAGCACCACGACGCAGATCGGCCAGTGTGATTCGCTGATTGTCACCGTCTTGTATGATCTTCTCGGCAACCCAGACCACCACGTTGCGCAGCCCAGTGATCTCGATCAAGGCGTACTTCAACGACGGGATGATGAACGACTTAACAAGCTGCGTGACACGCTTCACTGTGTCCACCTCGATGCGCTGCTGGTGTGGGTTCTCCATGATGTGGAACAGCAGGATCAATCGGGCGCATGTACCTTCGATCTTGCCGTAAGCGGTCATGAACGTGTTGTCTGTACCCACCATGCGTTCATCCTTCTTCCGTTGCTCGTAGTGCCCTTGGAAGTCGCGATAGACGGCATACGAATCAGGGGACAGATAATACGATTGTGCTTCGGTTGCGTAGATACGACGAATCATCATCTCATATGCTTGCTCGATCTTAGTGTTCTCAACAGGGATACCCAGTCGAGAATGAGACGGCCGTAAACATGCAGGGATGAAACGCTGTAATAACCCGTCGGCAGAGAGTGCATCGCAGTTACGGCGCAGCACGTCTGGTTGGATGTTACCGTAGATCGACACAGCGAATCGGTCACAACTGATCGTCCCTGAGCCAACACGATCCATCGTGTACGAATCACCTTCATAGGCCACGACCCACGCGGAGCGATCTTCAGCGCTGCCCTTGTCGGTCATCTTCTTGACCCACGACGCCATCTCATCAAGGTGACACAACAGACCAGCAGGATTATCGGCAGCCAGACGCACCAGCTTCTGTGAGGTAACGTCCTTAACAACCAGTCGTAATGGCTCAGGTCGTGGCTGTAGCGTTGGCACGTCAATCGCAACATTATTACATTGAGGACTACTGGCAGCTCTTAGAAAATCTTTTTTCGTTGCGGCGTAGAACGCCTCGTGCGCTTCCCACTCCAAAATCTTTTGCGAGTAGCGAGGACGGTCTTCCTTCTCCAGTTCATTCAGGATCTTGAGCATCGGTCTGGCACCGGGCGTCTTCTTGTCAGCAGGATCACCAATGGTCATCAACCACAGGATCGGAGGAACGCTAAACCCCTTCGTGACGATCAGGTCTGTACCCGAGTTGACCACGGCGCACACGGCAGACAGGCCAGCGTACAGTGATACCAACGGGTCGCAACCGATACTGCCCGAGGTGTGTATGGCCATGTCACGCAGTTCTTGCGGCCAAAGCTCGATCAATGGATCAGGCATTGGGGTTTTGAACTTGTCGAAAATGTCCACAGGCTTTGCAAACAAGTGTGAAACATCTGGTGCTGGGCGTGTGTAGCCATGCTTACCCGCGATGTCGAACAGAGTGCCGAGTGTCACAGGGTTCTCGTCGTCCATGTCAAACGACGACCACTGTTTCCACAGCTTCTCTTCGCCCGGGTATTTTGTTTTAGCTGTTGCCGACCAGTCGTTCCACACATCGAACAGAGACGAATCACCGTTCGACACCGACGCATGATGCAGCGCCATACCGATTCGGATCCATTCGTCACGACTAATGTCTGCTGGTATGACGTTTAGCGCATCCAACACGTCGTTGGTTTCAACGCTTTTAAACTCCTTCGATCTAACAGGGCGTTGAGGTAACAACGACTGCCAGACTGACAGCAGTGATTCGGGGATGGTTGGTAGATTCTCAAAACTACCGTGCCCCGTCCACTTGTACGCCTGATTCGTGTCAGGATGGATCGACGGGGGGAGCACGTTTTGCAACGTGTATCCAGCATGCGACGCACACAAGAACTCAAGGTACACGTCCCCATTGATGTGTAACCGTTTGGATGGAAGCACTAACCCTTTGGGCATCTTATACAGGAGCTTTCCACGCCCCTTTACGCCACTTTCGATGCACACTGCGTCTTCAGCCATGCACAAAGCTCTAAGATCAACCTTGTGCCCTGCGAGGAAGGCTGCGGCCACTTTGAAGTTGTCTATGTCAACACACATCGTGCCACTGTATGCGTGAGCAAGCCCGACACCTTCTCCCGGTAGCAGGTCGTCAATGCTCTTGATGGCGCTTTCCCGACGGTTCCATTTAAGGCACCGTGGTGACTTAGATCGTGGCTTTATCGGGATAAGTACCCACCCCAAATCCAAAAACTTCTGAATCACGCGTCCCGTCTCCTTTTGTTGAAACCTTGGCTTGACAAGTCTACACGAAACGTGCTAGAAAAGCAATGCAAAGACAAGGGAGACAGGAAGTGAGCAGGTCGATTAACATAAGGGTCAACATCCGTCTTCGGTTGGAAGATAGACAGCGACTTTTCGACTGTTTTGAAAACCGTCGCGATGCTATTGAGACCTTGGCTTTGCGGCTTACCGAGTTAGCAGACGGTGAGATTCCCTTCAATTACCTATGCCGTTTCGACAACAAGACGATTACTCGACAAGAGCACTCATTGGTTCAGCCTTCTGTACCGATGGAGATTGTGAAGAAGCTGCACGATCTGTGTGACAAGAACGAGCAACCGTTGACCGATGTTGTTGAACGGCTGGCCTATTACCTAATCGAGGAAAAGGAGACCAAGCTATGGACACTAGAGAATTAGCAGCAAGGCGGATCGCTGAAGCCGTTGCGAACTACATCCACTTGTGTATCAACGAACACATGAGTAGCAACGCTATTCCTGAGAAGGAAAAGGTAGTTACTGCAAGCGACTTCACCACGTTTGCCGAAGAAGTCAGAAAGAACTGGCAAGAGTGTGACTTTAAACAACGCGAGTTTATCAAAAAGATGATCGACCACCAAGGTGGTCTAGCCAACATTAACCCGATGCATTACGAAGCGTTTGTGCAGAAGGTTATAGCGGTGAAGGAGAACTCTCGATGAGTGAATATGCGATCTATTACGATGTGGCGTATGCCAACGAAATGGTGCAGCAAACGAGTGGTCTAAAGCAAGAACTTGAGATCACCAAGAACCAGCTTGAAGCTATGCGTCACAAGTTGGAGGACTCTGAAAAAGCAAAAATGGCTGTCAGACGACAGTATGACTTGCTTGAAGAAGACTACCAGCGTCTTGATGGCATTGCCGACAATATCCGAAAAGAGAACAACTTTTTACGCCAACAACTTCAACAAGCTAGAGATGAAAGGTTGATTAAATGAGTGAAACAGATCTTGAGTTTGAAACTTTAGAAAAAATGATAGCAAAAGTAGAAGAAGAAAACAAGGTTTTAAGATCAGTGATATGTATGCTTTTTCGGGAAATGATGGAGATTGGTAATGGCGACTGAACCAGCACACTCACGCTTCTCACCCAGCAGTCGGGAACGATGGAGCGAATGCCCTGCGTCGATCCACATGCAGGAGGACTATGAGAACGTAACGAATGAGGCAGCAGAGCAAGGCACGCGAGTGCATGACCTATTGCATCGTCTGCTTACGAGTAAAACATTACCAAGAAAAGTAGAACATGAAGAGTTAGAACGTGCCAAATATGCGTTTGGATTGATTAAGGAAATCATTGATGCGTATTTGTATCAGGGGTATCGGGTTAAGCTTTATACGGAAAAAAAGGTTTATCTCAACGATAACCCCGAGCTCCGTGGAACCCTTGATATCGCAATCGTGGCTGAAAAGATTACCGAATGGGGGGCACCAGTAGTTACCGACGTACACGTTATCGACTACAAAGACGGTAACGTGCCAGTGCAAGTGACTGACAACAAGCAGATTGAGTACTACGCAGCCGCGTTTACGAATGATCTGGAAATGCCGCTTTACAGTGTATGCACTGACACTACAAAATTCCTCATTGGTATCATTCAACCCCGTGTGGCAGAAGGTATCCAGTGGGATAAAGTTAGGTATTACTGGCACCTAGCTGCTGTGCGAACCAACATCGAGGAAGAGGTAGACATTTGCGAGACACGACCGTTTACCAAAGCGGGTGAGTGGTGCAAGTACTGCCTTGCGTCGGGTGCTTGTAAGGCCAACGCTGAACGACTTATGGAACTGGTAGGAGTAGACATCAATGTTTGACAAGGAAGCACATACGCTCTCTGACGCACAGATAGCGAAGATTATCGAATACGCACCAGTGATTGAAAAATTCCTGAAGAACGTCAAAGCTGAAGTAGTTATGCGTGCAAAACGGGGACAAACCGTTGAGGGCGTTAAGGTCGTTGATGGTCGAGCAAGTTACGATTGGTCGATCCCTGAGGACAAACTGTTGAAGGTTTTTAAGAAACTTGGCGTGCCAAAAGAGTGTTGGCATGAGCATGAGGTGCTGTCTCCAAACAAGCTAAAAAACTTGACTTGGGAGGACAAAGACGGTAATCCAGACGGGCTAACGTCGGAGCAAGTCGAACTTGTTTACCGTGAGTATGTTAAAAAAGTACCCGGTTATCCGACGGTAGTACCCGAAAAAGACAAAAGAAAAGCTAAAGACTTTGCTGCATCAGGCGAAGTGGATGATCTCTTTAAACAAGTAAAAGATGAGGAATAAAAAATGACTAAAGAAAAAAAGTTTACCAACGCAACTGTTTTGTTTAACAGTGTAAACATTAACTTCCCTAACTTGTTGACTCCAGTAGGTAGTCCTTTAAACCCAAACAAGCTAAGCTATAGCGTGACGATCCCGTTTCCTAAAGACGCCAAGGTGATCGTGGATAAACAAGAGCGCGACATTATGGAAGTGTCGAAGGATCTTCTCAAGCGCCATTTTGGTTCTGAAGCTGGTAAAGTTTTTGCCAAGATTGAGAACGACAAACAGAAAATTTACATCGTTGACGGCGACCAAGTGAAGAAGAAAGACGGCACACTGGTCGAATACCTGAAAGACAAGTACCAGATTAAAGTGGCGACTGGTGAGGATGCTCCTCATATTTATTATGATGCAGCACGTCGCAAGATTGCAATCGACAGTACCTCTGTATGGAACGACGAAGCTCGTAAGTTTATCACTCACGAGATCCCTGACAATCCAGCTTGGGTAGAAGAAGGACGCAAGATCAAGCAAGGTACGATTGCAAACGTAGCTGCTCAAATTTGGGTTCAGGACAACAAGTACGGTTTTGGTCTGCGTGGTAAACTTATCGCCGTTCAGTTCGTTAAAGCTGGTAACTCTGGTCAAGACGTCAACACCGACGATTTGTTTAACCCAATCGAAAAACCTGCTGCTCCAGAGTTTGGTGGAACTGCCCCTTCGTTTGCGGACGAAGACGAGGATTGATAGATAAGCGCCCGTGTAATAGCGGGCGCATAAGATTGACATGGGGAAAATATGGAAAAATGGATCTATGATATAGAGACGTATCCAAACGTCTTCACCATAGCGCTTGAGCGTACGGACACCGACGACAAAGCATCGTTTGAGATCAGCGACCGGGTCAATGACTCACGCAAGATCGCTGCGTTTTTAGACGACAATATTGCCCTGATGATCGGATTCAACAACCTCGGGTTCGATTATCCTGTGCTGCATATGCTTCTGACGATGGGTGTGTCTGACGCTAAGACGCTCTATAACAAGGCTCAGGCGATCATCGATTCACAATCGAGTGGTGGATATGACTTCACACACTTGATCCCGTCGTGGAAGCACATACACCCACAGATGGATTTGTTTAAAATCCACCACTTTGACAACCCTAGTCGTAAGACAAGCCTTAAAGCGCTTCAGTTCGCTATGCGTATGGACACACTGGAAGACCTACCGTTTGATGTAGGGATGACGCTGAGCCATGAGCAGATCGACGTGCTGAAGCGATACAATGCTCACGACGTGCATGCCACGAAGCTCTTTTATCAGCACACGTTGCCGATGATTGAGTTCCGTGAAAAGCTGTCAGAGAAGACGGGGCTCAACTACACCAACCACAGCGATACTGCTATTGGCAAGAAGTTTTTCATCAACGCACTTACCGAAGCAGGTATCCAGTGCTACGACGAGAATAGGAAACCAAGACAAACACCTCGACCGTTTATCGACCTTAAGAACTGCATCGCACCATGGATTAAGTTTAAGCACGAGGGGTTGGAGAAGATCCGCTTGTGGTTATTGGATCAGACGATCACTGAAACCAAGAGCGTCTTTAAAAACCTTAGTACCGTCGTCAAAGGTACCACAGTTGTTTTTGGTTTAGGTGGAATACATGCCTCTATCGACGACACTGTGGTGCGTGCTACCGACAACACACTTGTGATAGACCTCGACGTCGCATCGTATTACCCCAACGTCTCAATCGCTAATAGGTTTTATCCGCAACACCTTACAGAGAAATTCTGTGACGTGTATGACGACTTGTTTGACATAAGAAAACAGTATGCAAAAGGTACGGCCGATAATGCAGCCTACAAGCTAGCCTTGAACGCCGTGTACGGTGACAGCAACAACCCGCGCAGTCCGTTCTTTGACCCGCAGTTCACGATGCGGGTGACGCTGAACGGCCAGCTATTGTTGTGCAAGTTGATTGATCTACTGCTTAAGATCGATAGCTTTCAAGTCATTCAAATGAACACCGACGGGATAACAGTCAGTATCGACAAGGCAGATGAAGAACGGTTCAACAAGATCGTCGATAACTGGCAGACCCAGTTGCGTTTCGTGATGGAGAGAACCGACTATCAGACGATGTGGATACGCGACGTTAACAGCTACATGGCACTAACGACAGACGGTAAGGTCAAAAAGAGAGGGGCGTACAGCGACGAGCTACCGTGGTATCGCAACCACAGTTCGATGGTTGTGCCGAAGGTGGCGGAGTTGGTACTAACCCAAGGTAAACCAATACGGAAAACTGTTGAGGAATGGCAAGATCCTTATGACTTCTTTATTCTCACCAAGGTCAACCGAACTGATCGGTTATCGCTGACTGAGGAGAACGACAAGGAAGGGGAACACGAGTTTATACAACGAGTGTCACGCTACTACGTCGCTGATGGGGGTAAATACATGTGGAAACATATGCCCTCGATCATGAGCAAAAAGGGTGAGACAGGACCACGGATAAACGCAGTTAAAAGTGGATGGAGAGTACATGTCTGTAACGACATAAAAGACTTTGGTAAGTACGCAATCGACTACGACTATTATGTAGAGGAAGTGGAAAAGCTATGTCTGATTCTGAAATAGGAAATGACAATGAGTGAGAAAAAAGTAGAAGATAAAGGTGGTAAACTATGCAAGGAGTTAGGTCTTGAGCACCGTAAGTTCACGTCTCCGTCACGCCGTTCCGTTCCTGATCGGCTTATTTTGGGTTGTATCCCCCCCGAAGATCGAGAAACCGTTGCAAAGTATGTACGTTTTGTCGAGTACAAGTCGGAAAAAGGAGAACTTACATCAGGACAAGTCCGAGAGTTAGGTCGTCTGCATGCCTTAGGATTTTATGTCGTAGTTGTTCGTGACGTGGATGAGTCACGAGATGTGTACGAGGGGATGGTTGGTCGTGCTGTCATTAAGTGATCTTCACGATTACCAGAAACGTGCGATTGTGCATCAGTGTACCAACCCTTACACGATGCTCTGGCTAGATATGGGTCTGGGTAAGACCATCATAACTTTAAGCACCGTGGCACACCTTCTCAATCAAGGTGTGCTGAAGTCCGTGCTTGTCGTGGCACCATTGCGCCCGTTAAAGGGAGTATGGCGTCAACAGGCGCTAGAATGGACGCAGACCAAGCACCTTACGTTTTCGCTTATCTCAGGTACACCAGACCAGCGCTTTAGGGCACTCAATCGCAAAGCCAATGTGTACCTGATTAACAATGAGAACCTGAAGTGGTTGAGCGATGTCGTCAAAAAGAAGCTGATCGACAATGGTAAAGATCTACCGTTTAACGGTATCGTCTGGGACGAAGTGACGAAAATGAAAAACAGCACGAGTAAGAGAAGCAAAGCTGTGTTACCGATTGTGGCGAAGATGGATTGGATCACGGGCTTGACAGGGACACCAGCATCAAACGGTTTCCCTGACCTTCACGGGCAGTTCTTGGTCGTCGATAAGGGACAACGACTGGGTGTCTATAAGACTCACTTCTTGGAGAACTATTTCTCTAAGGACGGGTACAAACTAAAGCCTCATAACTTCTCGCTTGATGAGATCAAACAAAAGATCGCAGACATAACGTTGGAGATGTCAGCAGAGGAGTACAACAAGCTACCTGACATGGTGATTAACGACTTACTGATCGAGCTACCCGACGAACTACGAGCGGACTACGACGGGATGGAGAAGGAGTTCTTCCTCCAGCTCGATGCACAGACCCACGTCGAGATTTTCAACAAAGCGTCGTTGACCAACAAGTGCCTTCAGTTCTCTAACGGCGCGATGTATCTGGAGACAGGAAAACCAGAGTACCACGTTATCCACGACCTGAAGCTGGATGCGTTGGAAGACATTATCGACTCGGCACAAGGCAACCCAGTGTTGTGCTCTTATGCGTACAAGAGCGATGCAGACAGGATCATGAAGAAGTTCAAGGCACTCAATCCTATCAACCTGACTGCATGTAAGAGTGACGCTCAATTGAACAATGCCATGAAGCGGTGGCAGAGTGGTGACTGTCCCTTAATGATCGGGCACCCCTTAAGCATGGGGCACGGGATTGACGGGCTACAGAAAACAGGGTCTATCCTTGTATGGTTTGGTCTGACATGGTCGCTTGACCTATACAGCCAGTTCAATGCACGGATACGACGGCAGGGGCAAAAGAAGCCAGTAGTATGCCATCGAATTTTCACCAAGGATACATTAGACCAAGCACAGGCAATGGCTTTGGACGAAAAAGCCGCTGGTGAAAATTCACTGAGAAAAGCAATCGGAGAGTATCGGAGAATGAAATATGGATAAATTTATGGATTTCATAGCTTGTGCCGTAATGTGCATGTTACTGGGATTTGTTTTCTTTATGCTCTTGGCAATGTTAGTTGCAAGCATACATGATCTTGCTATTTACTTGTCCCCTTAACCTTATCAAAGCTACGCATACCGCCAAGACCTAACATACCCATCAACAGGGTCATCAGCGTGTCCATGTTAAACTGAGGAAGTGTGACTTGGACACCAAACGTCGATAGACCAAACGCTAAGCATGGTTGAACGACGTAATGGTAACCAAAAGCAACGGCACACACCCAGCCGCAAGCTGGTCTCCAGCCTGCGACAAACAGGTTGGAGCTTTGAGCTTCTTCCTTGTTGATGTCCGTCTGCTGCTGCGCCATTTGCAAAGCAGCATCAATCTGTTTGAAATCATCGGCCTGCTTGAGTTTAGCGAGCTCA